TGTACAAGAGTGCTCTGTTTGTGTCAGCAAGTAGTGTGTATGCACTATCAAACTGAAATATGTAATACTTATGCATTCCCTCGTAGTACATGCAATCTTTAAGTACTACAAACTTGTTAATGTCAAACATTGTTTGTTCCTCTCTTATGTAATTTCTGCTATCACTTCTGCCTTCATCCTGGCGAACTTGTTAATAAAATGGATTTGTCCTTTTCCAGTTACAAGCGTTGTTCTTGTGATTCTGACACTTCCGTCCGGATTCACAACAGTACGCTCCTTAACTTCAAAGAGTTTCTGTTCCATCGCCTTCTGTGTCGGCATATTTTTACTGCCGCCACTTTTAATAAGATAGTCATTTTGGCGCATCCACTCAAAGAGTCTGTTCTGCCCGATCTCGTGACCATTCTGGCAAATCAGTTTTGCCATATCTCCAATTAGAATTGAAGTCCTGCTAGACTCCACTGCATCTGCAAAGATTTCTTTAGGCTTCATGCGCTCTGTGTCTGCAATCAGTACCTTATTATCTGCCTTGAGCTTATCAATCTCGTTATTGGCAATCTTTAAGGCTCGTGCCATCACCTGTTCTGGTGTATTCCATGCTTTTTCGAGGTCGATGAGATACTGTCGACATTCTTTCCCTTTTTCAGTTGGTATTTCATCTGCGATGCACCTTCTCCAACCAAAATACGTCCATTCAGCCACGCTATTACCGTAGGTACTATCTCTGACCTGTATAAAGTCCCGTCAGGAAGCATTTGTGGCAATCGTAAAGACTTCGTATGGATTTTATGGTCGTACTCATCATAGGAAACGATAGATACCACCGTTGTTGATGTGCCAAAATCGATTCCGATGTACGTTTTACCACGCATGAGTGCTGTATTCCTGACAGCAGGCAACATTGATGATATTGTTATTTCATTCATTGCACTATGTTTTATTTCACGAGAAGTTTATTAAGTCTTGAATGTTCACTTCTAACAGTTCTGTTATACGTTTCAATGTTTGTAAATCTGGTTGCGTTGTATTTGTACACCATTTGGATACTGTTGTTTGGTTCACTCCAAGTTGTTCTGCTAACCATTTACTGGTACGCTTTTTCTTAACCAAAACTATTTTGAGTTGATTCAAATCTTCCATTAATTTTAATTGGTCATAGCATGGGTTCCCTTCTTGTAAGAGGTTACATTAAGAAAAATTCAGAAAAAATTGACGCTTTAGTTGTATGTGGTTCACCTTCTGAAAATTCATTTACTGAATTAGGTAAAATATTAATTCGTGTAATGGAAGTTTTCGTTGGAAACAGATACAGAAGTCCTTTTATCTCAAAAATGTTAAACGGACCATTTGAAAAACCATTTAAAAAAGATGGCATAAAAAATGCCTGGTTATGCAGTGACCTTTATGAAGTT